AATCCTGACCTCACGACCCGAGAGGTCCGACAGCGCCTCGGCGAGCGCATCCGCATTCCGGGGATCCTGGAAGAGCGTCGCAATCACGGCGTCGCCGTGCAGTTCGAGGATGAGGACGCCCGAGCCCTGGGACGATGCGCCCGCGTCGGCCGACACGCTCGAGCCCCCACCCCCACCGGCGCCCACGCTGGCATTCACGCTCTTCTGCGCCGTCGCCGACAAGGCACTGCCCAAGGCGACGAGGGCCACGCCGGCCGCGATCGCCGCGAAGGGGTTCGCGAATAGCTTGAGGATGGTCGTCGCCGCGATGCCCGAGGCGATGAGCGCCTGGCCCACCGCCTTCAACAGCCCGCCCAGGATGCCGAGCATGGCATTGCCCAACCCCCGGAAGCCCTGCGCCATCCCGGAAAGGATGCCGCCGATCTGCTCCCCGAGCGCGGTCCACGCATCTACCATCGCCGTCTTGATCGAGGCGTTGATGCTGGCCAGCGCTCCCGCGTATTCACTGAGTCCCTCAAGCTGCTGCCGGGTGATGGTGTCCAAGTTGATGCCCCGCGCGGTCGCCAGCTCGAGCAGCCGGGCGTGATCGGCGATCGTCGGCCCCAGGAGATTCAACGCCTGATCGTACATCCGCGCCCCATCCGCCAGGGCGTGGTAGCGCGCCGCCATCTCGACGAGGGATTCGCCTTTGGCGCCCTGCACCGCGAACAGCGCGACGCCGTTCTTGATCGCCGCCGCGGTGAGGGCGTCGATCTCCGCCTTCAAAGCGGCGGCGCCTGCGGCCTGCTTGTTGAATTCGGCCCCGAAGACCGCCGAGTTCGCGTTCGACATCCGAATGGCCAGGTTGTACGCGGCGAACGCTTCTGTGGCCGCCTGCGCGAAACTCGTCGTATCTTGGAGCGGCTTCTGGACCCCATGGAGCGCGGCCGCGAGCTCCACGAGGTCGCCGCCGAGTTTCCCCAGGGTGCTGTCCGAGAGCGCCCCGAATTTGGCGCGCAACGCATCGCTCGCCCCGGTGATTTTGGTCACGCCGAGGGAGAGATAATCCAGCGCGTCGATCGCGATCCCCACCGCGTCGATGAACGTGCTCACGAGGAAGGTCGCGAAGAGCACCAAGCGGTAGTGCGCCCAGTCCGTGTGCGTGGCGACGTAGAGGATGGCCGCGCCGAGAGCCAGGATGGCGATCACCGTCAGGCCGGCCCCGGAGGTCAGCATTGGCCAGAGCTTGATCAGCCCCCCGACCGCCGCGATCAGTTTGCCGATCACGAGGACGGTCGGGCCCAACGCGGCCAAGAACGCCAGCGTGTAGATCACGGCCTTCCGCACGCCCTCGGGCAACTGGTGGAAGGCCTCGATCCATCCGCGCAGAATGCTGATGCCCCCGCGCAGGAGCTCGATGACCTGCAGGAAGACCGGCTGGAGCTCGCGGCCGATCGCCAGGAAGAGCCCATGCATGCTCGCCTTCAAGTTCTCGGTTGCCTGAAACAGGGGGCCGAAGCTGCGAGTGGAGTCCTCGAGCAGGACGTGGAAGGCCCCGAACGCGCCCGCGAGCAGCGGCAGGCTGATGGCCATGGAGATCTCGCGGCCTGCCCGGGCGATCGTCCGGCCCGTGCGCTCGACGCGCCGGGCGACCCCCTCCATTTGATGATGAAACTCCGCCACGTTGGCGCTGAGCTTCACAACCAGGCTCGCAATCGTCACACCCTACCTCCTCGCCGCGGCCGCGTCTGCAGGCGCGCCGCCGCCGTGTCGGCCATCTCCCGCTCCTGCTCTGCCTCCCGCTCGAGCCGCAGGAACTCCCCCCACTCACTGAGCTTCCGCGATGAAATGCTGCGGAGCAGCCGGTCGGGATCCAGGATACCCAGTTCGCGGGCGAGCTGGAACGCGAAGTACCGGGCCGGCCGCTCGGTCAGTTTTTTGCGAGTTCCTCGAGATCTTCGTCCGTGAGCCCCGACAGTCGCGATGCGACCTCGAACACCCGGTTGATCGCCGCCCCGCTCTTCTTGCCGAGCGCGGCCGCATCATCATCCGAGAACAGGCGGCTGCCGTCCTCCTGAATGCAGGAACGGGCCACCAGCTTGGCGCGGAAGTTCCGGAGGTTCACTTCCGTCTTCTTGCCGCGGCCCTTCACGCACGTCGCCTCGAAATCGTCGCGCTCGTCGCCCGTGAGCCCCTGGACGGTCACGGCACCGCCCCACTCGGGGATCTGGACGACCTCGCGCTTGATGTCGGGAATCGCGAGGATGGCCTCGCGGCCGAGCTGCTCGAGTTGCTTCGCTAGAAATGTCATATGAACCTCGACACCATGGTGAAGCCCGCCGGTCAATTCCGGTCGCGGCCCGTGAGGGCCCGGCCCTGGCCAGGGGCCGGCTTCCCGTCGGTGGTACTACGGCCTGCGATTAGGTGGCGGCGCGCGTCAGCGGCACGCCGTCCGATCCTTGCATCGTGATCGGCGCCATGCCCATGTCGCCGACCCCGCCCGTGTAGGGCGGATAGCTGTCGATGATCCCGTTCCCCGAGTAGCGGGGGTTCGTCGCGGAGACGCCCGTCCCCTTCACGGGGATGAGCTCGAAGGCGGTCTGCACGCCGACCAGAGGCTGGATCGTCGCGTCGATCTTCGCGGCAGCGTAGTCCTGATAGAACTCGATGTCGACGCTCCAGTCCTTGAGCCCGCCCTTCCGGGCCTTCGAGAGCATCCCCATCGCGGTGGCGTCCTGCAGATCCGCGCTGTAGGTCACCTTCACCGACTTCACGTGGTCCGAGAGGTCCACGGTGTTGATTTTCACGGACGCATCCGTGAAGACGAGCGTCGCCATATGTCAGCTCCCTATTGGATGCCCATGAACATCGCGAACGTGATGCTGTTGCCGGCCCCGCCGGCGACGGTCCACAGCGCGCGCCAGTTATCATCGGTGGCGATCGGGCCCGCCACCGGCACCGCCCACTGCGATCCCTTCACCGTCACCGCGTTGAACACGATGCGGTCGATCGGCGAGGGGAACCCGCTCGTGTCGCTCTGGACCTTGAACGTCCAAGTCCCGCCGCCAGAGACCGCGATGACGTGCAACGCCGCCCACAGCTTCTGCCCGGTGCCGACGAGGCCCTGGGCGAAGGCCGTGCCGTTCCCGTTCGCGGTCTCGATCGAGTTCCGCAGCAGGATCCCGCGGATCAGCGCGTCGTCCGAGCTCTCGGCATCGACGGAGAACTTGAGCATCTCGCCCACCGCCGCGCCGGGCGTGTACTGCGCCAGGCCAGCGAGGAAGCTGAACGACCCCGGATCCCCCGCGACGCCCGTGTCCGAGATGGTGATCGGCACGCTCACCGTGCCGACCTTCCCCCATAGCACCTCGTCGACCAGGTCCACGCCGCCCGACCAGAACCCCTCGAGCGCGAGCGACGTGCTCTTCAAGCCGCCCTTGCGCGCCTTCCCGCCCAGGTTACCGAACGTCGTGGCGTCCTGCAGGTCAGCGCCGTACTGCATGGCGATCTTGTTCAGATCGCCGGAGAGGTCCCAGGCGTCGAGCCAGAGGCGCGCATTCGTGAGGACCTTGATCGCCATCTAGGCGCTCACTCCCGGTGCGACATGAGGAAGTCCACGGCCCGTTGGAACAGCAATATCGTGTCGTCGAGCCCCAGGTCGACCTCGTTCTCGAGGAAGGAATCCAGAACGTCCACGGTCGCCACGACGCCGCGCCACCGGCTGTAGCAGGCGATGAGCTGCAGCGAGATGTCCTTGGCCGCTGAGTTCGTTTTCGCCCAGGACGAGAACTGGAAGCGCGGGTGCGCCACGCCGGGATCCGCGCCCATCGCGTGTTCGCGCGGATCGCTGACCATCTGATAGGTGACGTAGGGCGCGACGGCGTTCTGCGGCGCCTGCACGTAGTACAGCCGCGTGCCGATCAGCGCGGTGAGGCCGCCGAACGTCGAGCCGCGCGTGAAGATCGCGTCCTCGATCGAGCTCACGATCCCTCATGCGGCGCCCTCTTGGCGAAGGCGTCCTCGATCTCGTGGCCCAGGGACTCCCCGATGATCTGCACAGTCGCCTCCATGTTCTCGTCAGCCGCGGGCCGCAAGAACGGATAGGCTGGCACCTGGCCAACTACCCGCCCCCCGCTGCCGAGCTTGCCGCCGACGACCATCCGGTGCCCGAACTCCACGAAGTGCGCGGTCGGCTTCTTCGTCCCGACCTCGACGACGGCATGCAGGGCGTCCCGCTCGCCGGGGAAGATCTGGATCGAGTCGGCGAGCGGCACGGTCTCCGGACGCCGCCGCGGGCCGCGGTGCCGCACTCGCGCGCCTGCGGTGTCCCGAATCGGCACCGCCCCGTCGACGAGCGCCTCCACGAGGATCTCCCCGCGCACGGCCCGGGGGAGCTCGCGGAGCGCGGCCGCCATCGCCCGCCCATTGGGGAAGTCCATGCGGATCGTCTCGGTTGGCATCAAACGCTGCGACCTGCCAAGACCTGCGCCTCGGGCATTACACCATCTCCTTAGCGAGAATTTCGATGGCGACGGTCTCGCCAGCGACGGGGCCGACGTACTGGAAGTCAAAGATCGAGCCCACGAATGGATCCGTCAGACCGAGGCCGCGCATCTTGGGCTTCACGCCCGCCAAGTATTGGATCAAAATCCGGTGGGTCACGAAGCCGGCAATTTGCTGCGCCTGAATCTTCTCGTCTCCGGTGAGTGGCACAATCGCTGCCCGGACAGGAACATCCGACCCCCAGACCTGAATCGGCTCACCCCTGCTGTTCTGCGTTTCCACGACCGACTGAATGGCCAATCGGTGCCGCAAGAGCCCGACCTTCGTCGCGAGTATGCCCCGGAGACTCATGCGAGCACCACCGGCGTGTTCGCCTCGACCGCCATCGGCCAAAACGGATCACTCTCCGCGACGTGCTCCAGCATCGTGCGACTGTAAAACCCGCCGACCGACTCGCTCTGCGACTCCTCGGAGCCCCGGCGCCGATATGCTGTGGCCGCGACCGACTTGATCGCGAGCTGGGCGTTCGCGGGCAGGTCCCCCTGGTGATCGTAGACCACCTGAACAAACCGAGGCTGCCGGACGGTCCCGAACCGTCCGCCATCGGTGCGGGTGATGATGCGAGACCCCACCCCGTAGACCACGACGAGTTTATTGGCGACGGCGAGTGTTTCGGCTGGCGCGGCGGGATCGTAACCGAGCTTAATCGACGTGAGGGCCGCAATCGGGTAGGCGACGTACAGACGTGCCGAGCCCGTGCCATCAAGCACCTCGGTGCGCGCCAGCGCCGCCGGCACGTAGGACGCCACCGGCCGCAGGGTCTGGGCCTCGAACAGAGCCTCTACGTCGTCGAGTAGCTGGCCCAGCAGCGTGTCGTCGCTGTCCGGCGCATCGCCGAGAAAGGAGCGGAACTCGGAAGGCGTGACGAGGTCAGCCATTTATTTGCGACCGTCCGCGCCCTTTTTCACCACCAGGCGCCAGTCGGTATTCTCGCCGGGCTTCGCGCGGGTTTCACCGAGCGAGAGCCAGAGCGATCCGCCCCACGTCACGAGCAGCCCGCGCGTGTAGAGTTTCCCGTTCTCGTACACGCCTTGATACACGTCGGCGAAGGTCCGCACCTGAATCTCGGCGACACGCGTCTCGACGATGGCCTCGATCTCTTCGCGCGTCCCGATCCCATCCACGCCCCGTTCACCCTGCACACCAGGTGACCCGTCGCGACCCTGCAGCCCGTCGGCACCACGCTCGCCCTTATCACCCTGCGCGCCATCCTTACCCGCCAGGCCCGCGTCGCCCTTGTCGCCGGGCGCGCCATCCTTGCCGTCGGTGCCATCGCGTCCAGCCGGACCGGGAGGCCCAACCACAGGAAGTGCTGCCGCGCGTGTCTGCAGTTCGCCTAGTAGCGAACGGACCTCTTCGCGCAGCACACGGTTCTCGTCCGCCTGCTTGACGAGCCGCTGCTCGACCACGTCCATAAACCTCTGGGTGGCCGCCAGTACCAGATCGTCGGTCATGCGGCCATCCTCATGGTTGCGGCCTTGATGTCGATGAGCGCCGCGAGCCGCGTCATCCGCGCCGCGGTGATGTCGTCAGGGACCGTGTCGCCGGCAGGCAATGCTTTCTGCGTGTCCGAGGCCGGCAGCGCAGGGACTGGCTTCGCAAACGGATTGTTCCGGTCACGCTCGGCGAGGGCCTCGAGCGAATAGTTCTGCTGCTGCATCCAGATGGAGTCACCGCCGGACACGGGCTTCTGATCGACCTTCTTCCGCGCTTCGTTGACCGTGAGCACCGACCCGCCAACGGCTTCCTTGAGTGTCGTAATCTGGGATGCCATGTCCATGCGGAGCAGCCCGTCCAGGTCGAGTTCCGTGCCGAGCATTCGGCCTTCGGTGGGCGTGATGAAGCCCAGCGCCTCGTCCATGCACAGCTCCCACTGTTCGATCAGCGCCTGGAGGCAGTCGGAGTAGTAGGCCTGGTTGGCGATCTCGGGTTTCGTGTACGTCGGCTGCGGACCGATCCCCACCTTCCACGGCGGA